CCAAACGAGGTTCGACTCCTCGACGACCCACCGTGAGTACAGTGTGGTGGTCGCACGCGTGGTTGTGGTCCACGAAGAGCGGGTTCGACCCCCGTTACTCACTCTGAAAGGGGCATCGTTGGGAAAACTGGGACACACATTTACACCCGAAGAACTGAAGAAGGCCCGAGAGGTGAAGGCCCTCAAGGCCGAACGTCGGCGTACGGACCCGTCGTTTGCGGTCCGTGAAGCCCTCCCGGACCTATTCTCCGACCTACTCCAAGCTGCCCGAGGTCAGGGTAAGTGGGGCGGGTATGTCATCTCGGCGTGCGACAAGTGCGCCGATGAGCGCAGGGTCGCCATACCGGCTCTCATGCCGGACAAGCGTCTCAGTGCCTTGTTCAAGGCCCTGGAATACGGGATGGGTCGTCCTATCGCTCTCGACAAGCAGGGGATGAAACCAGACCACGTAGAGGAAGAGGAAGTTCGTGAGACAGAAGGACTCGCAATCGACTAATCTGGACCTTGGTCAGAACTTCACCCGAGGTCCGGCCGTGGGCCAGCGGAAACGCGGACAGAGGGTCACGGCTGGTCGTAAACCGGAACCGGTCCCTGTGGACCTGTATCCGCGCGAAAACCATCTACCGAAGCGGCGTTTGCTGAGTAACGAACGCCGTTCGGCGAGTAAGGGGCCGTAATGCCATTTAAGTCGGAGAAACAGCGGCGGTTTCTTTGGATGCACCATCCTGAAATAGCACGTCGTTGGGCTCACGAGTATGGGTCACACGTAGCGGCCTACAAGGCCCGCCGCAAGAAAAAGAAACACAAGGGGCATTAGTGGCAAAAACCATCAAACTCAACGAGTTCTACGCACTAGGGGACCTGACCGCAGATGAGGTCAAGGTTCTCTGGCGTCCTGATATCCTCTGTACACACTGCAACCGGCCCTTCGGCCAGCATAACAGCCAGACCTGTATTGGGCTGAGAAATGCCGCCGAGGCCACAGGTAAGCCAATCGTCCGGTACGGTACGCAGAAGGATTTTGTCAACTCCCTAGCGCGAGCGGCTGCGTACATCGGAGGACTAGGGTCGGGCAAGACGTTCTGTGGTATCGTGCGCGGTCTCAAGTTCAGCCAACAGCCGGTACCCGATGGAGTGTTCACCGGGGGTCCGCGCGGCTGTATCGCTATGGCGGCTTACCCGCTTCTCGATGACGTTATCCTTCCGGTGTTCTTTGAAATCATGGAGGGGTCGGGTTTGTGGAAGACGGGCAGTCAGGAGAAGAGCTGGCTTTCGACAAAACGTAAAGCTCGCCTGGTCGCCAACTGCAAGTGCAAGGACCGCCATACGTGTAAGCACGAGGCCACCATCCTGTTCCGGTCCTTGGACCGCCCCAACTGGATGCGTGGTCTGGAATTGACCTGGTTCTTCATCGACGAGGGACGACACATGACCGGCAAGGCGTGGAAGGTCCTGTGGGGCCGTCTTCGCCAGGTCGGCTACGAGAAGGGCGGCTGGGTCTGCTCGACGCCGAACGGCTATGACTGGATGTGGGAGAAGTTCCACCCCGACTCGCCGGTTCAGGTCGAAGGTGCGAAGTGGTACGGCGCGTCTACCTACGAGAACGCGGAACATCTGCCGACTGAGTACGTAGACGAGCTGTTCAAGGAATATGAGGGTGCATTCCTGCTCCAGGAGGTCTTCGGGAAGTTCATCGGAACAACCGAGGCTTCGGTGTTCTTCAACTTCGATGTTGAACACTGTGTAATGGAACTGCCATACGACCCGGCACTAGAACTGTATTCGATGTGGGACTTCGGCGTCGGTGACCTGAACGTTGTCTCGTTCGGCCAAATCGACTGGCGCGAGAAGCAACTTCCTTCGGGAGAGACCGAGTACGTTCCTGTCGCGCTGTTAATCGGTTCTCTTGAGGGGTCCGATATGACATCAAGTGAGTGGTCACGCCGGTTCTTCAAGTACTGCGATGAACGGTTCGGCGGTCGCCGTCCGTCGATGAACGTTGGTGACCCTGCCGGGAAACAGCGCAACTTGGTGACGAAGACTTCGGTCATAGACGACCTGGCGCAGCACGGTATCAGCATCACCACACCTGGGCGCAGGGCCGTCGATGTCGGTGTCCGCATCCTCGTGAACATGATGGAGGCGGACCGGGTTATCGTAGACCGAACCCATGCTGCCCGTCTAGCTGCTGCTATCTCCTCGCACCACTGGCCGGTTGACGACAACGGGCAACGCAGGGGTGATAAACCGGTACACGACTGGTCTTCTCACTACTGCGATGGTCTTCGGTATTGGGCGACAATTATGTTCTCTGTGTTCCCGCGTCGAACACAGAAGCCCGATATCCCGCCGCCTGGTCCTGGTACGGTGGGGTATATCACGGACCAGATTATTAACGCCAATCCTGAGCACTGGCTTGGACACGAACGTATAGACCCGCTTGATACGTGGGAGCCTGGAACACTGGTTGTACGAGGTGGTAGACTCGTGACATCGGGCAGATAGATATGCCCAGGAGATTTGGATATGGCTGCTGAGCAGTATAAACTCTACAAAACCGATGAAGACAAGGCCACTGCCTATGACCATCGTCTACAACAGGCTGAGCGTCATAACGAGAAGTGGCAAGTAAAGGTTAGGAAAGACCTAGCTCGTTATGAAGCTATCCACCAGCCTGAGCAGTCAACGGCTGATGGACACGAGATTTCTGGCTCTACACCGTTCGTCGTCGGGAACATCGACTCGATGTTCAGTTCGATGACGGCGGTTGAGGTAGACTTCGTAGTTACTGCTAAAGGTACTGCTACAGATGACCAGGCGTATGTTGCTACAGCAGCCCTGAATCAAGAGTGGGACCACACGAAAGCCACTGAACGTGGTAACGAGGCCATCAAAGATGGACTGCTCACTGGCTGGGGGTTCGTGAAGGTTGGTTATGCGTACGCCGAGGTAGAACAAGAAGTTCCTCGTGAACGTGACGATATCGCCGCCGAGGTTAGTCGTCTCATCACCGAGGCTGAAGCGGCTGGAGAAGTCGCGCCGGATGCGAACACCATTATGTCGCTGGTACCGCTGACTGAAATTAAGACGGTTCCTCTGACAGACCGCATCGTCGTTGACTACGTGCCTTGGGATATGCTTCTGGTTGACCCCACTGCGAAACGTTGGGGCGATGTGAAGTGGGTAGCGCAGAAACAACTCATGCTGCCTGAAGAGGTTAAGAACGACCCGTCATTCCGCCAGTATTGCGCTTCTCGTCGGCAGTTGAAGAAGTTAGACGACCTGAAGGCAGATTCATCTATTGACAAAGACATCATTGGAGAACTCGCTACACCGGCCAAGGACGATGAGCGAGTAACCGTCTACACCATCTTCGACGTTGAAACAGGCAACGTCTGTGTCAAGGTCAAAAACGCCAAGTGGCTCCTGAACGAAGGTGTCAACGCATTTGCCATGGAAGACGAGACCGAAGACAAGTTGCCCTACGTCCCGTTCATCCCGCGTCTTGCTAAGTCGCAGATTCGCGGCATCAGCGAGATGCAGGTTCTTCGCGGAGTTGCGGAGGAAATCGACCTCTACCACTCCAGACTCGGTACCTACCTAGAGCGCATGGCTCCGCGTGTCATCGCCGCAGCTCGTGTCTTCACTGAGGCGGGCAAGAAGGCGATGAAGTCGCAGGAGTACGGTGTTGTCGTCGAGCTGGAAGAGGGCAAGAGTCCAAAGGACGATGTTGTCCCATTCAACCCTCCGGCACTCATGTCGGAGATGTACAACATGCCGGAGAAGCTGGAACAGCGCGGACGTGACGCTACCGGCGTCTCCGAACTGATGCGCGGCCTATTCCCCGACCGGAAGCGGACAGCCACCGAGACCTCTCAGGTAGTGGTCTCGTCTGCTGCCCGTCAAGCTGAAAAGCGAAACCAGCTAGAATTGTTCTGGAGGAATATCGCAAAGCGAATCCTCAAGCTCATGCAGATGTTCTATGAGCAAGAACGCGTTGTGCGGCTCTCTGATATCGCAGGAGATGTGCCGTGGGCGTGGTCTGCTGAGGACATCACGTTCGAGTTCGGTATGGACATCTCGCTCACTCCGCGTGAGACGAAATCCTGGCAGGAGCGGAAGGACGATGCTATCACGGTCTTGAACATCGTTGGTCCGTTGGCTATGACGCCGGACCCGACTACCGGCGCACCTCCGGTTCGAGTGACTGAACTGTTGCGTTGGGTGCTGTTGGAGATGAATATTCCGCGCCGCGTTGTTCAGATGGTTCTGGCTCTGCCAGAGGAGCAGCAACGGGCAGCTCTTGGTGCTCTACAGACTCAGGCTGCACAGGCGCAGGCTCAGGCAGGCGTTCCTCGGCCGGACATGCTTCCGGGTCCGATGAACGCTCAGGCGCTGGCCGCGTCTGCGAACACCGGCACTATCCCGCCTGAGATTCTGGCGGCGGCGGTAGGCGCGAGTCCGGCTACGCCGGGAGCGGCCGAGCAGGTCTCTGAACAGATGGGCGTCATCCCTCCGACCAATCTGGCCCCAGGTCAACCCAGGGCGCGAGGCCGCTAGCGGTTGTGGTCGGGGCCTGGTTTGGACCCACATCTTGTGGTCAGAATAGGGCCTCGTACCAGCAGGAATGGGCGAGTAGCCCCTGACAAGGTGACCCTATGTATGAAGGGGCATGAACTCGTCTACGGTGAAAACGAGCCCGCAGTCTCGCCAGACGCTACGGACCGTCCCCTTTGACCGACCAAGGGCAAGGGGTCCTCTCGGGACCCCTTAGCCCCATAGGTCCTTCGTTCAATGGAAGGATGCTCGGCTCCAACCCGAGCGATACATGTTCGAATCATGTAGGACCTGCGCGAATCAAGGATGCCCAGCCAACTAGCCCCGAGGCCCGAAATTAGGGTACAGTGCAGAGAGGATGACCGTGGCTACTCTTGATGGACGGGTCGCTGAAGCGGCCAAAGAGGCGATGACCGAACTGGGTCTCGCCGAGAATAAGGACGGCGAAATCGTCCCGACCGGTACAGCGTCCGGCACGCCGGACCCCGAGGCTGGCAAGGCGGGAGAACCGTCACCCCCCGGCTCCACGGGTGGGAAGGGGGAAGTCGAACCCGGAACAACTGGGGACGGAGAACCTGTCCCTGAAACGATGTTCGGCGTAGACCTCTCAGCCTTACCCGAGCCTGAGCGGGAAGTTTTTATCCGCGAGTGGACGGAGCAGAACAAGCACATCAACAAGCTCCAGCGTGAGAAAGCGGAACTGGCTAAGGCGGGCGAAAAAGCCCCGGAACCAAAATCCGCAGAGCCGGAGTTGCCCGAAACCATCTCGGACGAAGTTCTCGCACAGGCCCTTCATCTGGACCTAGAGGATGCCGATGATGCTCGGCTGGCAGAGCGACTAATCCCGCTCGCCAGGATGAACCTGGAGATGAAGCAGCAGCTTGAGGCTACTACCTCCACGGTGAACATCGACGCCGAGGCTAGGTTCTGGAACGGCGAGTTAGACAAGCTCGAAAAACGTTTCGGCGACCTGCCCGTTACGCGTACTGAGCTTCTGGAAGAAGCGGCCGAGAGAGGAATCGCGGACCCCGAGGCTGCTTATTGGGCCGCTGTGGGACCCATCCGGGTCTCTGTGTCAGAGGCTTTGAATAAGCAGTTGCAGGCGGCGCGTAAGACGGGCAAGCAACAGGCCGCTACTCCTAGGCCGAAGTCGTCTGTGCCAACACAGGCGAAGGCGCTTGAGTCCAAGACCACGAAGGCTGCTGTTCTTGAAGCAGCGAAACTCGCGGCCGAGGAACTTGGGTTTGACTGGGAAGACGCGCGTCGCGCTGCCAACCGGCTGTAGTAGTTCCCTCACGCAGGGGCTCCGACCACACGAGGAGAAGTCTATATGGCAACCCCTGCGGCACAGCTCGACGAGTTAATCGCAACCACCTATGACAAGGTGCGCCCGGTTCTCGCCGACCAGATTACTACGGAGACGCCGCTTCTAGCGGCGCTGAACTCCAATGCGCGGGTCACGCAGGATGGTGGCAAGCGCATCGTTCGCCCGCTGTTGTTCGCCTACAACGACACAGTTGGCTCGTATGATGGGTACGACCTAATCGACACCACCCCCCAGGATGGGTTCGGAGAGGCCATCTACGAGTGGAAGCAGTATGCGGGTTCCATCACCATCGACGGTCGCACGGAACGGCTGAACGCCGGTTCGTCCCGTATCATCTCTATCTTCCAGGGTAAGGTTGAGCAGCTTCGTGTCTCAATCGAGGAGGACCTAGGGACGATGCTTTGGGGCGACGGAAGTGGCAACAGTTCCAAGGATTTCCTTGGACTAGCCGCCATCGTTGCTGCGAGCGGTACGCTCGGCGGGGTCGATTCTGCTACGGAAACGTGGTGGCAGTGCGGCACTGCCTCTGGTGTTGACCTGACGACCCTTGACGGTGTTTCGGCGCTGAACAGCGTCGTGAACGCTCGTCGAATCGCCAAGTCGAAGCCGGACTTCGGGTTTACGACCGAGACCGTTTATTCCGCCTACGAGGCGTTGGTTCTTCCGAGCCTTCGTTTCCAGGACAACGGGATGGCCGACCTTGGATTCGACAACTTGAAGCACAAGGGCGTTACGCTTCTGTTCGACAACGATGCACCGACAGATGAAATCTTCTACATCAACAGCAACCATCTGGAGTTCGTGCAGCATCAGGATTGCTGGATGAAGATGGGAGAGTTCAAGTCCCCCGTCAACCAGGATGCGCGCACAGCGCTAATCCTCTCGATGGGTGAGTTGGTGACCGACGTTCGTCGGGCGCACGCGCTGGTTACCGGCGTCGTGACTCCGTAACCGACCAAAGGTCTGAGGGGACCGGAGCGCTCCGGTCCTCTCGGAACCATGAAAGGGGCATGATGGCAGGTATCACCCAGGAACACCTCTCTCACCGAGTTCGCAGGAATTTCATTCCTGCGGGTCAGGAAACGCCAGCCGAACTTGCCGATAGGGCGAGGCGGCAGCAAAGAGGGTTGCGACAGGGCATAATTCCTAACTTCATCCCGGACCCGGCTGGGCACAAGTCAGTTTTCTTGGGACCAGAGGTTGAGGCTGCTAAGTCTCAGGAGTCGGCCGAGAGGCGTTCGCAGAACGCGAAGGTCATCAGGTGGGATGAGGCGCAGAAGGTTGTAACGCGGATGACTCCAGCCGGTGCAATCGAGTTCATCGGCGGGCTTCCGAAGGCTTCGCAGGAGTTATTTCTGCTTGTCGAGGAAGCCACGCAGAACCGGAGTGCAGTGCTCGACAGGTTCGGCAAGGTCAGTGACAAGGCGCGAGCCATCTGGTCTCGCGGCGACACTGTTCCTGAAGTGCCCGTCGAGGTAGTTTCGGAGGCAGCGACCCCCGATACGGATGAAGCCAGAGCTAGGGACTTTCCTGTGGCCGAGGTTACACCCACTCCCGAAGAGAGCCCGAGACCACGTAAAGCGCGTGGTGCTCAGGCCAACGCTCAGTCCATATTCTCCGAGAGCGAAATAGCAGATGAGTTCACAAAGGTGAGCGGCATCGACGTAACAGCGGAGGATGAGGACGAAGACCCAGTGGCGGCAGCCTTTGCAGCGGCCGAAGCCGCCCGAACAGTGGAGGAGTAGAATATGACCATTAAGCGCAGGCGTGCTGTCCTTACGATGGCAGCCGCAACCGGTACCAAGG